ACGTGTACGTTGGGCAATCAAGTTAGCAACACGGTTGATCAAAACAGCCAATGCGGCATGTTCGTCACCAACGAATGTAGCTGTACCTGAAACGGTAGCTTGGTTGTATGTGAACTCAGTAGAAGCCAATGAGCGCAAGCTCAAAAGAATCTCTTGGTCAATCTCAGCTGTAATCTCTTGTGCCAGAGCAGCCATGATTTCTGCTTCAACGTCAATACCATGCATGGCTTGTGCGTCTTGTGCAGATTCAAAAGTCCAGCGAGCTTGCAGCTTGCGGGTCTTGGCTTCAACAGCTTGTTTCAAGATTTGAACGCTGATTTGCTTACCGCCAGTACCTTCCATCACTGCTGTGTTACCACCAGTGTAGGATGTAGCTGTTGATGTTCCTTGTGGAACAGTAGAGTAAGCTGTAGCAATTGTGAATGGGCTCAATGCTTCTTGGCCGGCTGTAACAGAAGTTGCAGCAGCTGAAGAGTCAGTCAAGCTCTGTGCATAACGCACACGTAGAGTGTGGATTTGACCAACAGGGCCGGTCATTGGCTGAACGCCAACCAACTCGTTAGCAATAACGGTTGGCATCACACGTCGAATCACTGGAAGAATAACACGGTTAAGTGTAGCAATGTTGCCAGAAGCGGTTGAACCAGCACTTGCATTTTCTTTCAAGTAGCGACGGGTGTTCTCAAGGATAACACTCATCGAGTTGCGCTTGGTGCCGTTCAGACCTTCAAGCAGAGCTTCTTTGGTCTCGCCCCAGCGACTTTCTAAAAGTTCTTGTGACATTTAAGTCTCCTAAATTTTTATTATCACAGTCCAGCCAGTCTCTTGAGGTCAATCACATTGCTGCGATTGTCATCAGATTCTGACGTTTGTGGAACTGTCTTATCACCGGTAACTGCGGATACTTGCTCAGAGATCACCTTGCGGGCTTTTACTGATCGGTCTTCCAACACTGCTGGTAGATACTTTTCAAAAGCGTTTTTCAAACGGGTAGTTTGGACGCTTTCAAGCAAATTACGCATGACTTCTTGCTTTTCCTTGTTTAAGGGACGTAGCAATTCATCCATTGTGCTTTCACGCTCATTGGATTCTTTAATCATACGCAGTTCGCGCTCTTTATTCTCAACCAGGACTTTTGCTTTCATGGTGAGTTTAATTGCCTCGGACAATTTCTTGTCTTTGTGCGCAATTGTGTCATGCAACTTACGAACTTCAGCTTTCTCATTCAAGTGAGTTGCTCCAAATTCAGTAGCATATGCTTCGAAGATACGACGACCAAAATTGTTCTCGCGAGCAACTTGGATGTCTTCTTGCAACTGGTTCAGTTCAGCCTTCAGATGACGGCTAACAGCAGAACTCATTTTTTGTGCAGATTCTTTAATGAATCGTGCTTTGAGTCCTTCTAGCTGACTACGAGCTTCACGTACTAAACGAACTTTTGTTTCTACAACATCACGTTTGTCTTTAGCGAACTCTGTAATTTCTCTAGCTAGAGCCTGCACTACGAAGTTTTCAAGTTTATTGACACCTTCGGCATGCATCTTACGGTCTTTACGCAGTTCAGAAATTTCTTCAGAAAGTTTTGTAACCATAAAGCTGTTAAACTTGGTGGCTGATTCTTTCATCTTGTGTTGAAACTTCACACGGTCTTCGGCCAAATTACGCTTTTCAGCAGCAACTTGTACCAGTTCTCCTGCGAGACCTTCTGTTACCATCTTATCTAGGGCTTCTACCATCACTGACTTGTCGTGCTCGTAGCGTTGTGCAAACTCCTCGCGAAGTTCAGCACGAACCATCTCACGAGCTTCTGTCAGTTTAGATTCCCAAGCTTCGTTGAGTTCCTTACTGACATCTTCGTTGATTAATCCGCTATCTAGCAATGGTTTAATAGCATCAAACATGCTTTATTCTCCTTAGATTTTAAGTTCTCGGATGAGGCGTTTAACTTCATTTGCGAGATACTTTTTTACTTTGTCGTCCTGACCAGACTCTCTAGCCATCTCTAAGATCTTATGACCGTTTCTCATGTTCATGAGACCTTCATAGATTGCTGTAGGATACGCATTAGGAGCACTGGGTTGGGCAACCACATCTATAGTGACGATTTCAAAGTCACTTACATGTCCGGTTCTGTCATCAACATTACCTGATCCACGACTGCTAACACCCAGCTTTACGCCTGACGTCAACAGAGTTTTTATCAATTCACCCATTGGGGTTGGCAGAATTTTCAACTTGCCGCAACCAGCATGTCCGTCCATCCACATGCCTTCAACTGTGTGGCACACACGATCCAAGTTAATCTTGAGATCGTCTGGATGGTCCACTTCACCTAAAACGGAGTTACCGTCACGGATCTGTTCGTTGATGGTTTCAACTGCCTTGATAATTTCGTGTCTGGGATAGATACGCTCATTTGCATTTTTCTTGTCGCCTTCAATGCAAATGCCTTTGAGATAGAGGTGCTTTTTGCCGCCAACATCAGCTTCTTCCAAAACTTGGATATTGGCTTGGCTAAAAGTGAGATCTTCTCTTAGGTATCTAGATGACATTTAATTAACCCTTACGACCGCTTGGTAGTGGGCTCTTTGTGTTCACGCCTGATGCTTGGCCCAAATGTGGCTTGGTAGCAGGCTTAAGACCTTGTGTTGATTGAGCAGGTGTATTACCTACTCTACCAATCAATTCTTTTGTGGATGGTGCTGGACGACCGTGTGCTGTGTCACCAGTTGTGTGAACTGGCTTGCTGGCCATACCGGCTGCACCACTGTTAGCGGCCACTGTAGACTTCTTGTTGACGCCGCCTTCTTCAGAAGTCACTGGCTTTGGGGCTGCTTTTAAGCTGATGGCTTCTTCCATTGGCATCATTTGACTTTCTGTTTCAAACTCGTCGTCTTGAACTTCCATGTCAGACATGTCAGAAGTGTCATCCATACCGCCCATTTCGCCGCCCATGCCGTCATCGCCACCCATCATGGCTTCAAATTCGGCCATGAGTTCGTCTAGTTTGTCTTCAAGATCAACCACGCGGTTTTCAATGTCGCCATCGCCATCATGTTCGCCTTCAATATCACTGGTCATGTCCTGGCCCATTTCTTCTGCACCGTCGTCAAACTCAGCGTCTGCCTCGTCGTCTTCGGCCATACCAGTTTCTTCAGTTTCGACATCGTCGATCATGTCCTGGGCTTGGCTTCCACCAAGGCCTTCACTCATGTCTGTGTCAACTTCTGTGGGTTCTTCGCCCATAGCATTGTCTTCGTCTACTTCTTCTTTTTCCATGAGGTCTTCATAGATAGCACGACTTTTTTCCACCACTATCTGATGGAATAATTCTTTTGCTTTTGCGGTTTCGTCATTGATGACGTATTCGATCAGTTGTTCAAAACGATTGTTGCTCATTTAATAGCTCCTATAAGTATGTTGGGTAGATTTGCTAATCTGGCAAATCTATACCTATATTTACTTTAAAGGCAAAAACTCAGCGGTTTATGGTGTGTTTTTGCAATAAATGAGTAATATTACGCCACAGGCTGAGCTGGGGGCGCATATTGTTTGCGGATCAATTTGAGCTTGTCGTTGTACTCATATGATCTTGTGTCTTGCATTTTACGCAATTTGTTTAACTGTTTTAGTGTAATTTTTGTCTTGCGAAGATCGCCAAGTTTTGGCTGCGTATTATCTTGACTTAGGTCTTGAAACGCTGATGGGGATCTTTCGTAGAGCTCGTTCAGTATCATGATATTATTTATACGCCCGACGGTGCAGGCAGGCCTCCGGTTGCAGGCTGCGGCATTGCTCCACCCGGCGGTGCAATGTCTTGTCCTGGCGCACCAAGATCCATCATTTCTTCGCCGGTAGCAATGTCTGACTCTATGCCAGCAGGAGTAACACCAATGGAACGTAAATCTTGCCCTTGTGTAGTTTGCAAATCTGGAGTGTCACGCTCTTCTCTCCACATTTTTTCGTTCTTTTGTATTTCGTCTTCGCTTAGGCCCAGGAATCGTTCCAACATAAAACGCTTGCTCATGTAAGGAATTTGTTCCATAGCTTGGAAAGCAGTAATTCTAGTGTTGTCCAGTTCACTTTGACGATAGCTGGCAAAGTTTTGCGGAGGGTTAAACTTCAGTGCAAACAAGCCAGAGTCAATGTTAAACCCGCGCCATTTCAAAAACATCTTGAATTCATCATCAAGTTTCTGCATGATCAATGCTTGCAAACGTTCACAATACTGGTTGAAACGATACTCTTGAATAAGGGCTGTGCCTACTCTACCATCGCTTGACACACGGTCTGAATCGTCTGGGCCTGTGGGCAAATAGCTGGATGGTACACGCAAACCACGGGCCATTTTGTTGTTAAAATACTTTAGATCGTCAATTTCGCCTAGATTCTGTCCACCTGGCAATACATCAACTGATGAGCCACGCCCGTCTGCACCTGTGGGAAAGAAGAAGTCTTCGTTAATACTGAGTGGATTGTATGAACTGTCCATGATGTTTTGTCCACCGCCGCCAAAGCTGGGAATTCTACGCTGGTGCATTTCGTTCTTCACACGTTCCACAAACTGCATGGCCAAGTGTGACGGCATGTTGCCCACGTCAATTTTAAACACTCTGCGCTCAGGAGCACGTTGCACTCGATAGATCAACAGCGCATCTTCTAACAGTTCTTTTTGTTTGAACACTTTAAAAATGTTTTCCAAAATGCTTTTGCCAAACGGCC